ATTTGTAGATTGTTCACCATCACCTACTATTTTTACTCCAGGAGTAACTTCAAACTTTGATCCTATGGTAGGAGGGACCGGGAAAGGTGCATCTATCAAAACAGATTTAACAGTTGAATTTACCGCATAAGAAATAACCTTTGCGTACTGACCTACACCCGTACCTGATGTGATATACAAGTAACAACCGTTATAGTAACTGTTTGTTGTGTTCGCTGACAAAGAAGAATTTATAGAATAGAGTAATGTATTACCGTCTACTCTTAAATCATCGCTACGGAAAGAACCGTTACAATAGTTATCATATCCACGACCAGCATTTTCAACCTTTATAACATTTATCACACCCACAACAGCAGAATTTTGTACTGTGGTATTGGGAACAACAGGAAAATATTCTGTAGTAGCAAACTTTGCAACTGTAGAACTATCAACCGAATACATATACTTCCAAACATAACCGTCTGATGTTTGATAAACTTCATCTGAGGCATCAATTTCTGAAAATTCAGGTTGAACTGTAGAATTACTACCATTGTTATTTTCTAAACATTTAAATACATGATAGTAAGCTTCTGCATTAACAACTGCGTAGTAGTTGCTATTAAACAAAGAAACGTTTGCGGCACCATCCATGTCATCATACATGTCATAAACTTTATTGGATGTATAGTCGTTTCTAGGTATCATCAATTTAAGGTCATTTGCAGTCAACCTTTTTCCAAAGATCATATTGTTGTAAACATCAACAATCTCGTTTACAGAATCAACTGGCTGAGGAATTACATCATTGTTTGAATACTCAAGATGATTGCCAAAGAATACATAGTACGCCGTATTTGCAGGCTCTGAGACAGATTCTAACATCTGTCTTGCAACATGCAAACGATGGTTTATTGTTACTAACTTTTTTGACTCAGCCATTGATTATTCTTCCGTAATATAACTTTTAATGTTTGTTGACATACTAGCAGATTTAGAAAGTACAACTGCGGAAAACATCTTAGTTCCGGCAACGTGTAATACCTTTTTAAGCATATCTGAATATTTATCAGCTTCTATACCGGTTCTAACTTCATAAGAATAGTCTTGGTAATACTCGCCATCAAACAGTTTTTTAGAATCACTCAATTGACCATTCTTGTTTTTATAGAAACCTTCAGACACACCTTTCTTGCCTAAGTTTATTCTAGCAAATCCTGATCTCAACCCATCACTAGAAGTATAAGTGGCATTTTCGCCTTCTATATAACCAAATCCGGAATCGACCACCTCTAAGCTAGTAACGGAACCTTCTGCACTTTGCACATTTGCAACAACTGATGCATTTAAACCAATTTGTGGTTGATCGGCCAAACTTAAAGATACTACATTACATGTTATACCTGAATTTAGTCCTTCTAGATTATACCCATTAACTAGATCAAATACGTTCTCAAATTGCAAACGTTTTATTTTTATGTACTGAGAATTTGAACTATTTGTGGTTATGACAATGCCTCTAGCTTCTGTCACATCTTGCTGAACAATCTCGCCTTCAGTAAAGCTACCCGTTGCATTTGAAATTTCCATGATATAGTCACGCTTATCAAATCTTGCAATTGATGGCTCATAAACAGTGACAAATGGTACGCTGTCATAATTTTTACCAGGGTTAATAGAAACTAGTGATGCAACACCACCAATTGTAACTGAACTATTTGCTAGAACATCTTCTAAAATTGTAGATACATCACCCGGAGGAAATTTAGGGAACCCATAAAATACGGCATTTAAAGGTATGTACAAATAATCATTTACAAAGTCTTTATTTAATTGAACTGTTTCAGAATATTGCAGTGTATTTGACACTTCAAATCCTGCAAGTATACCTGTGCTTATTCTTGATACTATAGCGTTTGATTGTGAGTTAACTGCGTAAATGTATTGATTAGATACAAATGCATTGGTAATATCAATTACACCTATACTCATATTCATTTTTGCTAACTTTGCAGTCGCCGATTTTTCTGTATTGTTAGCAAAACGAGATTTTATAAGTAGATTTGTGTTCGGTTGAAATACGCCAGTCATATTATTAACGGTAACAATTGTATTACTACCTGCCGTGCTTACAACAGAATATATCGTTGCATTTGCAATTTCATCATTGTTTGCATTTAACTGATATACTATATTTGTATTTACAAAACTACCACTAACGTTAGTTAAATATAGAGTTGCGTTAGCACTACTACCGATGAGGTTACCTGTTGCCGTCTTATCCGTTCTTAAAGAAATATTTGCTTTTATTGTATTGCCGCTTGTGTAGATATAATTGTTTGAAACGGTATTACTGTAGTTTGCAGATGAATTGGAAAAATCAAAATCTTCCTGCACAGTCATAAAAGTCGAATTTGTTATAGCATTAACCGTTCTCATGACATAAGAAGTTGAATTGGTATATACAACCAAATCATCGCCATAAGCAAAATCAGAAACAAAGTCGGTGCCCGTACCAATAACTGATCTGCTATCAATCAACTGCATAATAGTATTGTTTGAGACAAATGACAGATTAGAACTTAAAGTCATCTGTGTGTCATTTGCAATCGAAACGATTCTTCTATACTCAGTTCCTAATAGAGGACCCATGTCCATCAATTCGATGACAGTGTTATTAGATAAGAATGAAGGTGCAGCGTTTAATGTTAGTTGTGTATTGTTTGCAATAGAAACTACTCTACGTATATTTTTTCCGAGAAGTGTAGACGTGCCGTTTGCATATGCAACTAGTTTTACATTTCGACCTTCTACAAGAGAAGTTGTAAATGTTGTTGACAATCCGTTCACCACTGCAGATGAAGTGTTGATTGAAACTACTCCAGGTATAGCACTATTGGTATTTGCATAAACAAATAACTTAACTGTTTTTCCTGCAACCAATTCCATAGTGAATTGTGTGAAAAATCCATTGACTACTGCAGATGTGGTATTGATTGATATAGAACCATTTACGGCGGTGCGTGTGGATGAAACAGAAATGGTTCCTGCCATGTTTGCTGATGGTTCAGTTGCAGGTCCTACGTTCCCATATATTTCAGAAACAAACATTTCGCCGTTGGTAGCAGTAGTGTTAGTTGAGGTGATAACAACACCCTGGCCTGCTAATGCATTGTTAGAATAATATGTGTAAACATAATCGCCATTGGCAAGGCTCAATGTTGCATTGGCGTTTATGTAAACTACGTTTGCCATAGGCTGAACAACAGTCTCAAAAACTTCAAATGGCGCTTCAGTTGCATTGTTAGATAAAGGCAATACGTTATCTATTGTTAGTACCTTTTCTGATACTAAAACTTCAGCGTTTGCGGTATATCCCCACCCAGAATTTCGTAAATCGAAATCGACTACTCCAGTTACGTCCGAAACTTTTGCTACACGAGCTTTACCTTGCAGGCCGCCATCAGATTCTATTGTTACAATATCACCGACTTTAAAATCAAAACTACCCGTTACAATATCTAATGTTGTCATAGATCCTATAACAAATGGAGCCTTTTTAGTAGATCCGCCAGGTAGAATAAGTATCTCACCTGTTTCAAATTCGCCGCTTATACTTGAAATGTATAAGACATTGATATATTTGTTTTTAATCTTTCTTCTGATAAAACGTTCAACAAATGCTGTTGCATCACTCTTTACGCCATAGATTTGTTTACCGACATAGTCAACATTCAAACTTGAAGGGGAAACTTCAAGATACTTAGGCTTTACCCAACGACCATCAGATAAACGAAAAATATCATCAGCAGGATAATATACCTGTGCTGGTACACCAAATATAGCTCTAAAAAACAAATCTACAGAGCGTTCGGTTCCTTTTGAACGGTACAAGTCTAAACTGTGTTTGACAAGTTGACGAGTCTGTGTGACCGTTTCTAATTGAATTTCTTTTAGATACTTTTCTTTTATGTTGACAACAAAATCATCAACAGTTTCATCAATATCCTTATAATCCAATATACGGCGAGAATGGTATATAGTGTTATTTGAAGATTCTAACCACTCATAATACTTCTTAACAAACTCAACAAAGATTGGCCCTTCTTCTCTATAGATTTCAGGAAATTGAGTTTCGATGAAGTTCGAAATATATTTTTCTACTGATGACATTATTCTCTCACTACCTTAACATCAATATCTATTTCATCTGATTCTATAGAAAGAATGTAGTTCTGGTTACCTATAATGTCTTTTTGTTTTGGCTTCACATATATTTTAAAGAAGGTGCCGTCATACGAATCTATGTTAAAATTGTTTATTCGTACTCTACCGGTTCTATAATTTACTCTTCCAACATTCTTAACAATTTTGTGGTTGTTACCTTCTGACTGTACGATACGAAGTATACCGTTTCCGTTGTCTTCTATTTCACACTTTTCACCTTTGAATGTGAACACAGATGAAGTAACGATATGCACATCTTGGATATCATGCGATTTAGTAGTTGATACAGTGTCAAGTACGTAATAAGTTTCTTCTAAAGGAAACTTAAACTTGAGATCAATGTCCTGTGATACTCCCAACTTAGGAGTCATTTTCTTATAAGCTCTAAGGTCAATTTGGTTACCTACAATACTAGTATCAACATCATCTATTTGTTTCACCAATTTACTGTAACGTAAAGTGCTCTTAAAGTCATTCAGATATGTATCTGCAAATTCTGTAACCGCTAATGTACATGCGGCCTTCATATTCTTTGGTTTGCGAGTGGTTTTATTTACGTTATAACTTACATTACCCTTAACCGAAACGTAAGTATATTCTGGTTCAGTAAAGATAGGATCAATTGAAAGAGGTGAACGTGATTTGATGAAGTTATAATATTCGGTCTTTTTAATGTCAGGCAAACCTTCAACGTCTTTAATGTCAACCGCTACGAAAACTTTTCCGTATCTTGGAGGGTCTTCTTCCTCGCCACCATATACGGATACCGCACCAATTTCAGGAAACTGCGTTTTCAAAATTATTTCATAATCCGATGCGGTTACAGCACGCTCTTGAGTTTGAAAATGTCTCGGTGCGTAATAACGAATAGACTCGTTTGTTTCAGCAGCCGCACCATTGATTGAATATGCACCTTTGCTATCGGTGCTAAATTTATTGACTGATACGGTAACAGGTGAAGTTAATTCGCCAGAACCTGTTGGGTCAAAGTTAGCAGAGAAAGAACGAGCACCGTTTGCATCCGCACCTACTGTAACACGATAGTCAAGGACTACTGTGCTGCCATTCTTTGGTCGCTTTCCAATAACACCATCACCAAAAGTTACTTCATATGTACCTCTAGAAGATGCTTGCAAGAAATATACTTCGGAAGTTTCAGTCAAGTCAAGTAATGAAATAGCTCTGATGTACTTTTTTGGTATAGAAGAATTATCTTCATATACTAAAACTGTAATACTGTCTGTATCTATATTATCATTTGTTATTGGGAAGAACTGTCTAGTTTGATTGTAATCCATGACATAGGAATCTGTTGTATAAATTCCTTCATAAATGTCAATAGTGGTAGTAAATGTTGTGTTAGGAGATGTCAAGATTACATCTTCAGGAGCACTAAACGTATATGATTCTTGCTTGATTACTGTTGAGAAAGTTTGACCTTTACGAATTATGTAGGGTTGACTTTCACCACTAGCTGTAAAGGAAACAGTGACGTTTGCGGATGAACTTCTTGCAGAACGTGGTAAATAATTCAATTCCTTTGCATGAGAGAATAGCGATTCTTTCAACTGTGCGCTATCAATAAATGATTCTGCAAAAGCCATGTTTAGATAGAAAGCGTTCTTAAAGGTATTGTAACTCAAAAGATCTAACAAGACGTTCATATTTGAACTGTCAAAATTGTAGTCCTTGAACTGTTCTTGACTCTTAAGATATTCGATAAAACTACCCTTTAAGGTATCGAAATCAAGATCTACAAGATTTATTGATGAATTGGCCATTGATTATCGTGCTCTTTTAAGTAAAAGGTCTAACTGGATTACGTCAGGTATATTTATTATATTAAAGTAGATGTTTACTTTATATGCATTGTGGTCGGAATCATCAAATACCTGCACATCGAGTAAATTAACTCGAGGTTCATGATATGTTATTGTTTGACTTATAGTTGTTCGAATAAGGTCTGCTAATCCTACATCTGCAGGTTCAAATAGTGCTGCCTTCAACTTAGACCCTATGTCAATATTATAGAATCGTTCACCTTTGTTGGTTAGAACGAGATTCTTGATAGCTTCTTTTACGGCGTCTTCGTTGGTAGCTCTTGCCAAATTTCCTGTGACAGGATTCTTATCCATATTCATTAGAAAATCGCTGTAACGCTCGTCTGGTTTATTGTATGGTGTTCTTAATTCTGCTCTTGCCATTTAAGTTATGTCCATGTGGTTAATGCTGCTCGTTTCCATGTATTAGTAGCAACACACACATAAATATAATTAGCGTCCCATTTTATTTGACCAACAGTCCCTGTTGCTGTAGCAGACGCTGGTGTAGAAGATGTTGTTACAGTAACCGCATTTACAGTCATATTAAGAGTTGAAGTATTGCCATTTGTCAAAACTCTCTGCAAGTCGGTATCTTCATACAAGTCACGAAAGTTTTCATCAAGTTCACCATAAAGTAGTGCACTACCTTTTGTCTGTCTATATGTTATAGTCATTACGCTCTCTTAATATTGTGTTACGCTGTTATTTGCTACGTAGATTCCTGATTTAGCACCATTAGCATTAAAATAAATGCCTACATAGCTAACATAAAGATCACCTATGTATCCCGGTGTTTTTTCAACATAATCATAAACAAAGTATTCAAATTTTTCTATTTCTGCAGAAGTCGGAACATGATCAAATGTGTATTCATTTTCTGGCATCATCCACCCGCATAAACGTCTGAAGAACCTGAAGATGACGCATTGGGTACCCAACTACCATGCCCACCTGTTGCATCACCAAGTCGATGAACTCCCTTACCGTTAACAAAGACGGTGGAACTGCAACCGACCGCAGGATCTCCACAATAAGTTTTGTCGCCTTGTCTCACAGTTTTTTGTCCGTTTGTAAACACATTAGAAGATCCTTGTGCATATGCCGTTCTATGAAATGGATTTGGCGTTGGACTAGCATGTCCTATGTGTAAGTCAACATCTACTCTTGATACTCTAGGCATATTATTTATCCTTATGGGTTTAGGTCGATCTTAGGTGCTTTCTTAGTCATATTTCCGCCAGATTTCATATCACTGGTACCACCCGATTCCATTTTGTAATTAGATGCGACATCTGCAGTATAGTTTGCTCCAGTTTTTGCTAATTGGTCACCCTGCGATATGGTGCTAAGTGTACCCGCCACTGATGTTATCATGTTTCCTAATACCACTTGCTTATAATCACCACCTACAGTTTGTGTCATATTACCTGTAGTCACTAAATTGACGTCTCCTTTGACTTCTATGTGAGCACCACCGCCAATTATTATACGTGCATGACCTTCAATTCTAATATCGCCGTTTTGATCAACTGTGAGAGTATATCCCTGCTTTAAATATTCGTGTTTGTTGCCAACAACCATTCGATGTTCTGAACCATCTTCAGCAACCATTTTATATGTTCCGGATCCGTGATACGTTTCAGTTACACGATGACCCGGAGTACTATCTACTACAACACGGTGACCGCCGATATGCTCTTCAACATATCGCATAGGATATTTGCCTTTGCTATATTTCTTAACATCGGTGAAACGCTCACGCTCTCTGTTTCTTTCTTTATCAAAAGCTTCTTCGACACTTTTAACAATACTAGTCAAGTCATTCGGATCAATAGCCATATCATACCTTCTTATTAGGTTGTTCAGTTATGGATTTAACGTTATTTGAAATATCATTTATTTGTTTAGCTACATCTGTAACTTGTGTTACTTTTTCAGTTAAGGCACCTATCTCTTCATTTAGTTTTCCGACCAACTGTTGTTCTAACTGCATTAATTGTTGAACTTGTGCAGGCAATAGGTTTTGTGCTTGCTGTAAAAGATTTGTAACTTGACTCAATTGTCCCATCATTTCAGTGATCTTACTACCTAATAAATCTTTTACAAATGCCTGTGGGTCTAATCCTGCTTGTACAATTTTTGAAAGATTCAATGCAAATGGTATAGATCCTGCTAAGTTTTTAGGATCAAATTTTTTGATAAAGTCCATAGGATTTTTTGACATATCAAACATTTGAGATCCCATAGTAGGGACGTCCGCTTTTTTTGCTGCAACCTTGCCTGCTTTATCTTTTGCCTGATCGTGTATGGGTTGACCGCCATTTAGAATAGCGCCATGATTATTTTCATCACCTTTTTTACCATCGATCTTTCTTGGATCACCGACTGGTCTTCCACTTATAGGAATTTTCGGTTGATCTGCTAATGGATCTTCATATTCTAACGCCATAATAACTCCTTAAGATGTTTTTCCGCTACTTGTTAGCGTAAATAAAATTATAGGTATTTGTTCGCCGTCATCCAAATGCATACACAATACCTTGCTACCTTTTTGCAAACGATGCATACCACCTGAACCAGTCACTTGTGCATGTGTTACAGGCATAGCGCACTTATACCATCTAAGTTTATCATCGGGAATAGCAGATGAATTATCTTCTGTTCCATATGCTCTACATTGTACCGAACCATCCTGATAAGGTGAGTCGATATTAACAACTTCTGCTACAAAGTAATTAAATCCTTTTCCACGACCATACTCTGACATTAGAACATCGATCCTTGCTTACCGCCACTTGCTGTTTGTAATGAAACTATACCTTGTATACCTTGATCTCCCATCATTATATATTCTCCCATAGCGACTATTAAATGATTTCCGCCGGCACTTGACTTTGCGGCACCGCCAGTACCAACTTCAGCAGGAATATCCAATGCACAGCCAGTACCCACTTTGCACTGCAATCCGCCTTCCATCGAAACATTTACTGTCATAGAGCCTTGCATCGCCATTTTGCTCATGACATTTCTATTAGCAACATCACCTTCAAAATCCTGTTTTGTCTTTTGATTTTTATCATAATAAAAATTATGATTTACTGTCTGTGGTGTTGATGCCTTTTCGCCTTGCCACTGTGTTTTTCCTGCAGTCTTACGACTTGAGGGGTCATACTCTTTTGCATCAGGTTTCTTATATTCCATTGACGCAAAATCGAAACCTTTGTCTACGACACCACCACGTTGATTTCCTGTTTGTTGCCAATTTGTAGCGTTATCACTACCAAAATCAGCGTCAGTAGCACCTTTTCTCATGGCAAATATATTTCTAGCCGCTAATCCTTGTTGTGTAAGCGTATTTGTTATGGGCATTTTAGTGAAAGTAACGCCGCCCATACTAGCTTTATCTGTGAGTTCTTCATAAGGCATACTGTAATATTGACCGTCTTGATCTTTGTAATAAACATATGCACCAGATTTATATTTTTCGTCAGTCATTCTAGCTCTTATGTTATTAGCACCCTGACCTAATTTAACTCCACGCAAATGAAAAGGTTCAGTATCACCTATCATTCCCTTTGATGTTGTAATTGAAAGTGAACCTCTAGAATCTACTTCCTTGTGTAGCTTTTTCAGTGCATCAGATGCTGTAACATTTTGATGATAACTAGTATGCTCG